ATTGCTGTCACCAGTAATATCAAAATTCCAAGTTATATCATCAGATTCAAAATCTAAATCAAATACGTTTGAACTACCTAATAGAATTAAATCAGCATCTAGTCTTTCTGCACTTGATCCAACTTTACCTTGATCTATATCAAATGTATTACTGTCTCCAGTAATAGCAAAGGCGTAATTAGAAGAATCTGAACTTCCAGTATCTCCAATATTCCAATCAACTTCGTTTGAATCTCCAGTTGTTGAGAAAGTCAAAGAAGAAGAATCTAAAACCAAAGGACCAAATATTAAGTTCTGATTACCAATTTGATCAATATTAAACGTCAAGCTTGAGCCAACAATTGTCATATCTGCCGGACTTGATGAAAAATCATTTAAACCAATCTTGTTACCATAACCTACCTGATCAATAAATAATGTTAATGTGTCACCCGTCTGGTCTATCCTAATTTCATTATCATCAGTAGCCTGCCCGAAAACAAACGGTGTTAATAACAATCCAACGATAGTTATACTTAAAAGTTTATTCATTTTCGTTTTCCTCCTTATTTGCATGTCTTACGTTTTTCCCATCGTGTTGATGTGGATGACGATGACCTGCTGTTATATCCCAGAATTTACGGTCGTGACCCTGGTAGATTAATTCCAGTACGGCCGCTTCAATAGCTGCACGTACTGCATACGTCACACTCTCATTATTACCCACCCCGTCCTCATATTCTATAAGTTGTGTTCCTTGCTCAATGAATTTGAACAAGTCGCCACCACTTCCGTAAGATAATACCGATTTCTTACTCTGGACGTTTAACAATACTTCACCTGTTAATACTGACACTGCTCTCACAGATACAGTAACAACATCTTTACGATACATTTTACTAAAACCTATACCAAGAGTCCGTGCACCACGACCACCTGTTTCGGTGTTAGTGTCATAACCAATAATTCCTCCCTCTATAATCATTCCAGCGAATAAGAGAGGTCCAACTCCTTTTGATTCACCACCTGCGGCTTTAGCCACATCTTGCCGTGTGGATCTTACAATCTGCCTTTCCCTTACAAGATTGTCAATACCTTGTCTTTCTACTACTCTGAACCATGTACCACCACCGGCTGTTTTGAGTGCGTCTATCAATAATTCAGTACCACCCTGAGTAACTGCGGTAGAGAACGATGCTATGTTATCTACTGATTTTCGTTGGCCTGTTAGATCTTTAAATCCATATACTGCAACAACTGGTTTATCCTTTGCTGGAGGTAGATTTAATAGGTCTACATACGCTGGTAATCTAACTGCAGTTGGTTCATCAATACAGATATATTTTCTAGCCATTGCTTTTTGTATACCCATCTGCACATGTCTATTAAAACCTTCGTCATACTTTCCTTCCAAGTCATTGCAATCTTGGTAGTTATCACTCCACTGCGGAACCGACGCGCATCCGCTAAGCAATAGCAATATGGCTAGATACTTAACCACCGTCTGAGTCCTGACTAAAGTTGCCGCTGCCTACTGGTATTTCAATAACTGTGGTAGTTCCATCTGAATCTACAATAGTCATTTTAATAAATTCTGAACCATCATCATTAGTAATAACCTCGTATGTTACAACGTTACCTTCTAACGTAAACGATCCGTATCGTACAGAACCATCATTACTAAACATAGATTCTACTAGCTGTTTAGACATCTGTGCATATATTCTACTTTCCAAGTTTCTTATAAACTTAGCCATAGTAGTATTTGCTTCTTCTCTTTCAGCAGCCTTTCTTGCGGCTACCAATGCATCATGTATTGCCTTTTTACGAGAATGTTCTTGGTTCTCAATCGTTAAATAATGTGCTCCAGTTCCAGATCCACTGAATGATGGATTTTTGAACCCAAATTTAATCTCGTCAGCTTGTACAGCCAAGGGAAATATACACATCGCTAATACGACTTTAAATTTCATCTTCATCTTTAATCTCTTTTAATTTCTTTTGCCTCTCTCTGTATTCTAGGACTACTTTTACCTTTTCTTGTAATCGTATCATATCTTGATCAAGCATTCGGATTTGATCAATAAGTCGTATAAGGCCCATATGCATTTCTTCTAGCTTTGGATCCAATTCTTCATGGATAAACTTCCATATAAAGAAGACGAAATAAGCCATCCCTACAATGGCTACACTCGTAAATCCGTACTGCTCGATTAAAACCGCGGGGTTTAAAGCATCCATATATTAGTCTCTTCTAACGTCTATTTTGCCGTCTTCTACGAAGTTTTCCGACCTTGCTATTCTATCTATAGGTGGGGTTAACTCCAACGCGCTAGAAACTAACATATCTATCTTTATTATTTCATTATTCATCGTTCGAGCTCTATTTTCTAGGCTCTTTGTGAATATATTAAGGGTGTCTATTTGGTCTAAAACGCTTGATAGCATTTGTTTTATAATCGTAAATATAAAAAACCCAGACGCTAATGCGCCTGCAATCGGCAATCCTACATCATTGATTAGACCAAATATTTCTGGCATTAGCTGCTTTTTGCAATACTGACTGCTTTAAGCCCAGCACCACCTTCTAAGGTATCAGCTGGCATCTTAGAAACTAATTCGATTGCTTTACTTGGAATAGTCATAGTTCCAATAACCGTAGATCCAGTTTTCTGAGTCATGACAACATCCGCTGCAGTACTGTTATATACTCTTACCAATGTCGCTTTACCCATATCAGTAGCTGATGCTAAATCGCCCTGACTTCCTAATAATCTGATTTTCATTCTTTTCTCCTGTTATAAACTAATTAAATTCAGTTCTTCTAAACTTTTATGCCAGTCTGAGTATCTAAAAAGGCCTTGCTTTTTATGACACCAATACCAACCTTTACTTTCTTGTTCCTCTTGTGGAATACTAGATTCTACCTTTAAAGGGCCTCTAGCCTTCCCATAAGTCGTTCTGCTCTGTTCGTCACTTGCTTGTACCATCTTGAATCTCTCCCTTCAATAGCCGCTGTCGGCCAATCACCACATTGCAGCGCTGCGTTGTGTTTATTAAATTTACTTAAGCGCGTAAGTCCCATGTTGAACATCATGTTCGCAATGACTTGTTTCACTTCTTGGGGATAACCTTCCCATTCTTCGTGTAATTTTTTACAATCTTCGACTACTGTTTCTACATCCTTGGCAAAACATTCAACGACTCTATCCTCTGCCACTGGAGTACCGACCTCCAGCCCATGTTCTGGGTCTCCTTCAAGTACCAAGTGTCCAATGCCAAATGTAGCATAACCGAGGTGATCATTATAAATTTCATTTACTTGTCCCTCATCTATAATTAATTGTTCTCTTAATTGATCAATATCAATATCTGTGTCTTTATTCCAAAACATGTTATTTTCCTTAGAATATTACCTGTGCTTGCGCGTTTAAGTCAGCTTTAACGTATACGTAGTATGTTGGTGAGCTAGTTTTAGTAAATGTGAATTTAAATATTGGATCAGCTGATACTGTGCAAAAAGTTTGACCGAATGGGAAACCGCCATAAGCGTCAGCAAAACATTCAATATCTACCCTTAAAGTTTGAGGGGTAAAAGAGCTACTTGTTTGAACTGGTATTGTTGCAGTACCGGTATGTGTCCACAGATCTGTTCCGCTGTTATAGGTCAATGTATTAAAACCAGTCTTAGTCACACTAATTTCTGCATTACTAGTACCACCACTAACAGTTCCATTTTGATCTATTTCAACTGCACATTTATATCCGCTATCAATACCTATAATTTCAATTGAAGGGTTGGGTGGTAAATCACCAGCACCAGTACCTAAAGTAATTTCAGTTCCGTCTGGTTCGTAATAGCGATCGTCATCATCCGCTTGCAAGCGGGCGTTTGCAATTGGCTGAGCACGAATTCCAACATTCCCTGCAAGATTATAATATATATAAAACCTAGCCATAGCTTGAGCATCACATTGTTCACCTGAGCCTTGTATGTCAGATTCCGCTTGTGAGAAAATACCTTTACTTGGATTGCCGGTTTCATTACCTCTAACTGTAAAATCAGCATAGACTGCCGACCAACCATGAAATTCTGAAATGCCATATGGCGCAGTCCCATTCGGTGTTCCGGTAAGATCCACTGAGGCGTAATCGTTTGTACCATTTACTGATAATCCTTTAAGACTTACGTTGGTTCTTTCAGTAGTAGATCCTTGTTTTTCATCAAGAATCGTCTGTAACGATATCTGGTTTGGTGAACTTGGTAGTGCCATTACTTAATAATCTCCGTAATCAAATCTTCGAATTGTTCTATCTTCTCGACCCTGTTAGGCCATAGAATATATTCCTTTTCAGGATTCTTCTTTAAATTTGTTAATAAGGGAAGTATAGAATTATAAAGCTTATTTAGCTTATCTTCTAATTCATGAGCAGTGGCCGAAGCAGTAGATGCCTCAGACTTTACCGATTGTACGGCTTCAAGCTCGTTTTCATCAACGGCAGTAAAGCCAAAATCAAAATCTAATAAATCACTCATGTAATTCTCTCCTTTACTATTATTTATACAAGTAAAGAAGCTAAAATCATGATTAATCAGTTGAGCATTGACGCTGGAGTTCTTTTAGTGTTTCTATAAGTTCTTCTATTGTATTGACATCGTGTGAATTCTCTGTATCAATTTCAACGTTTATTGTTATCTTCATAAGTTATGGCCGTGACCTTAAGTAATTGTAAAGCCCGCCTCTTTAGTTCGTTTCTAATTTTTTGTTTTCTTTTATTTGGAGTACTACTATTCTCCACTGCAGATAATAGTTCATCCATAGGAGTCGATTTCATATAAAAGTTTTGAACAGAGCCGTCTCTGTTTTTCATAGATTCTTTAAATTTTATAGGCATTTAACTTTCTCCTGTAATATGGTTATATATATACTTCCATTTCCAGAATCTTGGAATATCACCGTGATAATATGCGTTATGTTCGTGTGCAACTAGTATTGAATTAAGACCGAATGTTTTACCGACTTTGGCGTTTTCAGGTTTATCTTCTACCCAGAAACATTCAGTGCCTTCATATTTTTTAAGCACTTCATCTTTGTCGGCGCCGCAAGGCAAATAAATAAAGTCGTCAAACATTTCTTTACCAAACAACAATTCGAGATTTTGAGTTCTTAACCTTTGAGCATACTTGTTATCACTTAAAGACGTAATACAGTGGAACCTATATCCATGCAACATATTAAGTCTTTTCATGTAATATACAGCATCTCTTAAAGGCGGTAAGAATGCTATAGCCGCCGAGTCGTTAAAGTCTTCTACGCGTCTCTTTCCAAAATCTTTAGAAATGCCGAATCTTTGTCCAACATTATATTGACCTTTATCGACTGTTGGGTAACCTTTGTGATTCATATATTGAGTAAACGCGTATTCCCAATCACATAATACACCATCGCAATCTACTAGAATTATATTGTCTTTCATGTTCTTATCCATTAGTGAAACCTCCTTGCAACGCCATCAATTATCAATTGATCCACGTGGAGGTTACCTCTGATATCCATAAACCCATGTTCCATTAACATTTCACATAAGATATCCCAGGCATCGTCTTCTTTAGAAATAGCCAGTTTAACCATTTCCTCATTCATTAAAGGTATGTGGACAATTCCCATTTCTGGGTTATCTACAGGCCTTCCTATTATTCCGTTTTTCATCATATTTATTACCTCTCAATATATTCATATTATAACATACTTTTGAGAGTTTGTACACTGTTTATTTGAAATATTTATCCAATATTTCGTACTTGTCGACGTATTCAGCCATCAAGCCAAGTTCTTTTTCAAGTGTTTCCATTTGATCTGAATGTTCACCAACTGAAACTTGATTACATAAAATGATTTCTGCGTTCATTTTATGTTTTGCAAGTTGCGCTTGCATATATTGCATAGATATTTTTACCATCTGATCTCTAAAGCTTTTCATATTATCTCCCAAATAATTTTCGTCTTTTATACTCAGCTATTGTGCTTAATAGCTTCTCAGTCCAGTTATCACGATGCTCGATAAATACTTGAGCTCCTTGATCACCAGCAATTAAGGTTACCAATTGTGTAATAGGCATACCCGTTCTTTCTTCCCACATGATTGCATATGCAGTTTCTTGTGTAAAGTAACCTTCGCAATACTCTTTCTTCTTTGGTTTTGCGGAGGTTTTATAATCGATAATAGAAGGCTTACCATTCCATATACCCACACAATCCACTCTTCCTGCTACACCTAAATGTTCAGAATAAAGAGCAGCTTCTTGGGCATAAACCTTTGTAAGGTTCGCATCAAGGATTTCTTTTACTTCCATGAAGTTTGACTTAACAACAAGATTTGCATCTTGAAAATAATCCTCTTCATTATCAACGTACCTTTCTAATACTTCATGAACTGCCGTTCCACGGGTCGAAGCTCTATGAGAAACTCTATTAGCTTCTTCGTCTCCGACCCGTGCTCTCCACCTTTGTATAGCTTCTTCGCTTAAGATTGAAAGTACTGTTGTAATAGAAGGATACTTAACACCATTAGGGGCGGCATATTTTCTGCCAGTATCAGTAGTGTTTGCCACCATGTCATCGTAACCGAGATCAATAGATTCATGTTTAAAGTTTCCCATTTTCATATAATTCCTTTGTCATAATAAAGTCTCTCACAAATCCACTTCGAACAATGTCTTCCCATTTAAATTCGATGTGATCAAAAGAGTTCATGTGTTGGATAATATTAATAAATTCTTTAATACCATCTTGATCACCCTTTCGAGTGAAGTCTGATTGATAATAATCACCAGACATAATAAATCTGCAGTCTTCTCCAAGACGTGTAATTACCGAGCATAGTTCATGATAGTTACAGTTTTGCGACTCATCAACTATTACAATTGCGTTCTTAATAGTCAATCCTCTTATAAACGATGTTGTAAGAAACTCTATAGACTTGCTCTGAATCATTTTGTTCCATCCGTCGCTATCTTCAAATAAGTCGTTAACGATTGCTTTATAGGGAGCAGTATATGCGTCCTCTTTTTCTTCCTGAGTTCCTGGTAGAAATCCCATGTCTCTTGTAGGAACGGCAGATCTTACAATAATAACCTTTTGATAATCTTTATTAAGCACTGCTTCTAACGCAAGATAAAGTGAAATAAACGTTTTACCAGTTCCGGCTGAACCATCTAAACATAAATGGTTACCTGAAGCAAAAGAATCAAATGCAAGTTTTTGATTTGCGGTCAATGGCTCGAGCTTTACTAAATGCTCTAATCTTAAACGTGATGGTTTCTTATTCATTTTGTATTAATATTATCCCTTAGTCTTGGTGGTAAACCTTTTTTAATTTTCTGTTGAACTTCTTTCCAGCCATCGCCAGCTTTACGGCCGACAGATCCTGATACTTCCCCAATGATCATTGGCGTACCAACAACTTGCTGAATATTCGGATCTTTGACATATTCTTGCATATCAGCAATAGTCATCATTTTAGTTTCTACTTCACCCGTTTCTAAATTTTTAAAGTCATATAATGGCATTGAACCACTCCGGTTGTTTACGTTTGGTCCAAAGCATTTTGAACCTTTCTTGTTTTGTTTGGTAAAATGCACGATATGATTTAACTGCGTCTTCGAAGATACATTCCGGATTAGAACTCATTGCTAATTTGAATGGGGTCATGACAGCCGTTTGAGTAATTTTGTGTGGAAGATTACTTAATATCTTTCTAAGCTTTGCGTCAGCTGCGTGAACTTTACCATACCTATATGTATACTCATCGCATAAAGCGATGAAATGTTTGTAGTGCCATCTATAGTTTTGGTCACTCTCACGTGTCCATACTGTTGACGGATGATTATAATGACAAGCCTTATAAAGAACATCTTCACGATGGTCGTCAAGCTTATAATATTGTAACATAGAACCAGACTTCGAAGGTCTGCGCTCCATTACTCCATCCACCATGCGGTGAACTGTTGATAGCATCTGTGCAGATTCTACGGCCATTTTTACTACATGTTTGTCGCATTGCTGTTGTGCAGCTTGCACTGGATCATCGTCTAAAATAAATATATTCATAATGTATATTATACCATGGTTTCAATCAAAAGTAAACCCCTTTTTGAAATTATTTTCGCAAAGGGGTCATTGCTTATTGTAGCTTGTTTATTGCCTCCATATCATCTAGGAAGTGATTTAAGTGAGCGATCTTTTTTTCCATCTTGTACGCTAGCACATCTTTTCCTTTTTTCATTAATTTCTTTTGATAGTATAATGCCTCATTTCTATCTTTCTTAAGGCGTTCAATTTGAATATAACTCATAAGCAATCTCCGGGTTAAGTGAATTGAAAAACTATCATGATATAGATTGTATCGTTAGACTTCTCCTATTTTTTAATTAAATCTGGAAATGCTGCCTTAACTAACGTCTTTGTGATGTACTTGTACTTTAGTTTTTTATCTTTGGCATTACAGAAAAGAACTGCATCTTCCGGATGAATAGATTCAAGCATGTCGATAAAACTCGTCTCACGCTTAAATTGATTTAAATTGGGTGAAGCTGCCTGCACAAAATTCCGAAACTTAGGATATTCGAATCTGAGTTCTAATAGAGTTTTTTCGGGGTCAGCTTTTTTAAAAGGCGGTTCGCCTTCAGGTAATGATAATGTTATACTATCGTCTAAACCGATACGTAAAATGTCTTTAAGAGCAGTACAATCGTGCTCCTGTAAATAGTTAATCCTTTTTCCTTTGGATCCTAGTTTATTAGCCGCGGCTAATATTTCTGATATTAATGGTTTATCCATTATAAAATTCCTCCACACTTTCAATCAATAGATTGCATCTTTTTTTAATTAAATAGTTTAATACTTTCATTTTCATTGGGATTTTTTGTCCCTCAAAAGTATTTATAATATTATTTCTATGAGTGTCAGGCATTTCATTTAAATCAATCAGAGTTTTATTTCGTTGATAGTTCCTATACTCTTCCTCAGTCATAACTGCTTTTAAGTTATCCGAGTTTTCAGCCCAATGTTGTATTTTCTTTTTAGTCATTGGAGACTGCCTGATTTCATCCATGATAGCATTATCGGGTGATAATATATTAGGAATACCGTCACCTTTGTCTCCCTTACATATATGCTCGAAACAATATGTTCTAGGATTAGGATCAGATACCATTTTCTTTTGAATCGGCGAATACTGCTTGACGTTATTATATTTGTGTAGCTGAATAAAGTCTTTGTCAGAAGAGATAATCATCACAGGTTCATGTTTGCCAAACTCTTGAGTTTCCATAGCAAGGGCTCCAATAACATCATCGGCCTCACAACCTTCTAAATGAATAACCTTATATGGAAGGTTTTCTTTGATCTCTTCTCTGACTAAATTTAGAATCCTAAATATTTCAGGCCAATCTTGATCTGATTCAGCCCTATTCTTTTTACGATGTGCCTTATACAGAGGGAAATAATCCTTTCTCCATGTATTCATTCCGTCGGCACAAATTACCATTTGTCCGTACTCACCACGATACTTTTTGTTGTACATGCGAATACTATTGAGAATCATATGTCGTATCATATTCTCATCATTAAGTTTTTGTACTATAATATTAGATAGCGCTATTTGGCTA